GGTCATCAGCACCCGGTAGTTGATCGGGCCGAGCTCCGGGGCACGGCGGACCTCCATGACCCGCCCGGAGCCGTCGTCGCCGCGCGCCCACTTGCGGATGTCCTCCAGCATCTTGCCGCCGCCGGCAGTCCGGGCGGCCTGCCCCTCGGCGGGCTTGCGGCCGGACAGCGCGTCGAACGCCTCGTCGGCTTCCTTGGCCCGCTTCTCGGTGTCCAGGACAGCGCGGATGCGGGTGTCCAGCTTGCCCATCTCCTCCTGCATCGCGTCCCAGCGGCCCTGCTCCTCGTCACTCAGGGCTCTGTTTTCACTTGCAGCCGCTTCTGCAATTCCCTTGGCCTCCTCCCACACGTTCAGGCGGCGGTCTCGGAGCCTCTTGGCAACTTCAGATGGCATCTGCTTTCCCTTTCGTTGTCAGCCACCTGCACCTGCACTGGCTCCGTCCGTTTGCAGCTACGGCCTGCAGCGCGCTTGCGATTTCCTGTGTTCTGGTACTACTCCTCGTCGGCGTACGGGTCTTCCATGTTGGCCTGCAGCGTGAGCAGCGCCTGGGCACCGGTAAGTACCGGCCGCTTCTGGGGCCTGAGCCGCTGGTCGGGCTTCGGCTTGCCGCCGTCGATGTCGCGGTACCGGCGGAAGAACTCCATGCCGCGGCCTTCGGTCAGCCGGGACCGGACTTCCTCCACGTCGGCCTGCACCCAGTCGGCGAGGCTCTGGACGGCGCCATTGACCGCGCGGGCGCCGGCCGTGGCGTCCGGGTAGGCCGGATCGAGAACCGGCGCGACGTCGACCAGCTGCACGCTCATCAAGGTGCGCATGGGGTAGTTGAACTCCGACACGCCCCACTCGTCGCCGCCGGGATAGACCCGGAACGCGAACGAGCTGTGCCGCACGTCGCCGCGCTGCACGTACTCCAGCACGTCGGCGCGGGCTTTCGGCGGCTCCACCTCGTAGGCCAGCCCGGTCTGGTCGGTGGCCAGCCGCAGCGTGCGGGCGTGCGTGGTGCCGAGCAGCTGGTCGTCGCGGTGGTTGTACCGGCATACCACGTCCGGCCAGCCGGCGGTCTTGGCCTCGTTGAACGCGATCGGGTCGACCTGCTCCACGAAGCCGCCCAGCTTGCGGCTCAGCTTGCCGAACGCGGCGGCGTAGCCGTAGATGAACTGCGAGCCGTGATCGCCGTCGGTGCGGATCTCCGGCGGGAACCGGGTGAACCGGCGCTCCGGGATGCCGTCCGGTTCCACCAGGCCGAACGCGGCCCGGTTATCGCCGGACACGTTGATGCCGAACTTGCGGGCGGCGGCCAGGATCTTCGGCATCGCGGACTTGCCGAACGGGGACTGAGGCGCCCGTGACAATGCGTTACGAGTGTGCGCCTCGTCGTGCACAGGAAAGTGACGCTTGCTCCTGGGTGTCGTCTTCCCCGATGCGTCTTTCGTGCCCCCTGGCTCGATGTGGGCAAACGCAGAATCAGGGAGATCATTGATGGCCGCTGATGTCAGTTCGGCCCTGGTTTCCGTCATGTAACATGCCTTTCATCAGTGACCACCGAGCCCGTTGCCACTGCCGTTGCCGTTGCCGTCTCCGCCGGACATGACCAGGTCGCGCCTGGACGGGATCCACGCCCCGACGTAGTCCGGCCCGTCCGCCCCCCGCTTCGCCTGCGCCCGCACCGCCGCCTGGCGGGCCTGCAGGAAATTCCAGATGAGGTCGGCGTCCTCGCGCTCCTCGCGGCTGCCGTAGTGCCGCTGCGAGCCGATCACCTGGCCGAGCATGGACGAGGAGGAGGGGACCACCGGCTGCCCGGGAATGTCCGGCTGGGCCAGCCCCTGGTGCTCCAGCTCCTCCAGCTTGTCGGCCGCCAGGTCCATCTCCAGCACGATCTGCGGCTGCATCGACTTGGGGATGCCGCGGATCGACCGGGCCATCGCCACCATGACTTCCAGCGGGATGTTCTCGTTCCCCTGGCCGCCGGGCAGCGGCTCCATGTCCTCGATGTCGCGGATCTCGTCCACGTTGAGCATGCCGATGTTGCGCTGGATGTTGTAGATCTCGCTGCGCGTCTTCAGGTCGGTCTTGAGCAGCGCGTCGCTGTTGAACCGGCAGTACCGGTTCTGCGGCAGCAGCTGGAAGAACGCCGTCTCCAGCCGCACCAGCCACGGCCGCAGCGCCTCGATCACCTGCAGCGTCGACTGCTCCACCGTGTTGTACGTCAGCGAGTCGCCCCGGGTGCCGCCGATCCGGTCCGGCGGCAGGCCCAGCACCGAGGCGACCATGGTCGCGTTCATCCGCAGCGCCTCGATGAACTGCGCCTCGCTCGGCGGCACCACGACCGGCTTGTAGTCCCAGTCGCTCCCGTACACCAGCGGCGAACGCTGCCGCAGCGCGCCGAGCAGGATCTGCCGGACCTCGCCGGCCTGCTCCTCGGAGATCTCGATCTGGGTGTTCTGGAACGTCCCGGTGGGAAAACCGCCGCTCAGGTACCAGTCGGTGCCGTACCGCTCAGCCTCCAGGCCGGCCAGGATGGTCGCCGCGAACGCGCGCAGCACCGAGATGCCCTCGGTCCGCCCGGCCAGGCTGAACGCCTTGACATGGAACAGCTCGCTGCGGTCCACCAGCCGGCCGTACACGTAGATCCGGGTGCGCATCGGGTTCCACGGCTGCATCTCGTCATCGACGCAGATGACGTCCTCCGGCGGCAGCCACTCGATGCCGCTGGGGTAGCCGTAGCCGTCAGTCCCGGTGATGAACCCCCACGCGTTGCCCTGCAGCAGCAGGGACGTCATGGCGGTGAAGATCCAGTCGAAGATCGTCCCGTCAGCGGACGGCTTGTCGAAGATCGACGGGCCGCCGTACCGGTGGGTGCGGTCGTCGTTCGCCCGGGTATACAGCTTGAGCGGCAGCGCCGCCGCCGACTCGGCCAGCAGCCGGACCCCGGAGTACAGCGCGGGCAGCCCGAGCGCCCGGTCAGTGCCGAACATCGCCCGGCTGGGATGCACCGGCCCGCCCGTGTCGAACTTCCAGTACGGGCTGTCCCAGGGCCGCCAGGGGACACCGCCGATGACGCGCTGCTCAGTGCGGCTCGCCTGGATACGCTCAATCAGTCCCACGGACCTGGGACTCCCCTGCGGCTGGAGGGCGGGATGGACCCGGCTCCGTTCCGGCCGCGGGCAATGGCTAACAGCAGGTTACGCCCTGTTCATGAACTGGACCAGCCTGGGCCTGGTTACTTTCCGTTCCCGGCCCGCGCAGCTTTCCAGGCCGCGAGCATGTCCCGGGCTGCAGGCTCGGTCAGGTGCAGGGTGCGGACCGCCTCGATCCGGCCGCCGCGGACCGTGACGGAATCGCAGTCGCCGGCTTCCGCGGCGCGACGGGCTGCGTCACCGGTCAGGGTCTCGGTCAGCGTCCATTCCGCCAGGCCGGGCACCCAGGCGGTACCGGGGCCGGTCATGCCGGGAGTGATGTGCTCGCCGCACTGGCGGCATTCCCAGTGATCGATCGGGGCGCAGCCGCCGCCGCAGTCCTCGCACCAGTGGTCCTCGTCGTAGACGGCCAGCAGGGTGGGGTAATGGTCGGCGGCCTCGTAATCGCAGTAGTGCCGGTGCCCGTTCCGGTCGACCTGCGTCCAGTTGCGGTCCAGGTCGGTCAGGTAAGAGATTTCCGTGGCCTCCTGGCGGAACGTCAGCCGCTCGCCGCGCGGCCCGGTGGCGGAGCTGGAGAAACCGGGCATGTCATCCCTCCCTATCTCACCGGGGGGCAGCTGATCCAGTGGCGTATCGTTCAGCCACGCCAGGTAACCCTCCCAGCTCTGCCCGGGTTTCATCCCGGGTCGTCCTCTCCGGTGATCCGCATGCCGGACAGCCCGGACGCGGCCCGCTCGTACAGCATGTCCACGATCGCGGCGGCCAGCAGCCCGCGGTCGTCCTCCCCGGTCAGGTCGCGGTCCGGGTTGCAGGCCCGGGTGTAGGCGATGGCGAACTCGATCTCGGGCACCAGCGCGGCCCGCGGGATGACCACCCGGCGGCTCACGGTGCCGTCTCGCCGGGTTCCGGCTCCGGCCGGGGCCACGGGATCGTGCCGTACCGGTAGGTGTTATTCATCCACTCGATATCGTCGTAGAACTGCCAGCCCGCCATGTCCCCGATCCGGACCAGCCGCTGGACGTCCGGCGACCCGGTGATCCACTCGAACAGCTCCACCAGGAAGACGCCCGGCGCGGGCTCGGCCACGACGCAGCCCTGCCACTGGCGGCTCTCGTCGGCGTGGAAGAACGACCCGACGAGCGAACCCGGATCCAGCTCGGCTTCCACCGCCCGGTGCAGCCGGTCCGGCCGCCTGCCCTCGTCAGCCATAGCTGCTCTCCTCTGCTGTCATGGCAGGTAGCCGAGCGCGGGACCGGGGCAGAAGCCGCCGTGCGACCCGGTGCCGCGGCACCACGGGCACGGGTCCGGGGCCGGGCCGCCCCCGCCGGCACCGCCGCCCCCGCCGATGCCGACGCCGAACGCCCGCATGAACACCCGGACCTGCACCGCGAACGGGACGCCGATATCGGTCATCGCGCTGGCCGCCTGGATGACCTTCGCCTGCAGGCTGTCCGGCCTGTACTCGGGCAGGCGGCCGGCCACCGAGGCGGCCACGTCCGATGACAGCCCCTCATCGAGCAGGGCGGCCGTTACCTCGTTCAGGGGACCTGCTCCACCGTGACGTCGCCGATGGTCACGTCAACCGAGGCGCCTTCCGCGTTGACATAGCTGACGCTGCCGGCCGTCCGGATGGCGGCGACGGCGGCCTGTATCGCCTGCTCGTCATCGAACGCGTGCGACACCAGGACAAGTTTCTTCATTACCACCACTCCGTTCCGAGCCCGCCGCCGCCGGCGCCGACGGCAGCGTAGTCGTAGTCGCTGTCGTCGGCGACGACCAGGCCGGACCGGACATACGGCCGGTGGTCCGCCAGCGCCGCCAGGATCATCGCCAGCCGGCCGGCGTCGACAGCATCGTCCAGCTCCACGATCAGCTTCACCAGGCCATTATCCCGGCCGGGCGGGGCATGTCCAGGTACTCCCCGGCCGGGCTAGTCCTTCTTGTCCAGGTCCGACGGTTCCCCGGTCGGCTGCCAGCCGCGCTCCAGGCCTTCCAGCAGCCGGAACTGCTTGACCGCGGTGACGTGATCGAGCGCTCTCGTGCTGGCGAAGTTGCCGGTCTCGGTGTTCTTGACCTTCTCCCCGCCAGGTACCTTGACGACTTCGTAGGGAATCCTGACCACCCCTCTCCTCTGGCAATTATGCTGGCCTGGTGCTCCGTGCCGACATCCCGGTCTTCTGCCGTTCAGATCAGCGGCTGATGCCGCCGGACCCGGCACCGCGCATCGAGATCACCGCTGACCTGCTCCGCCTTATCGAGCGGCACCCCGCCGGGGATGCCCGGCTGGAGCGCACTCCGGAGGGCAGGATTACCGGCGGCATGCTCCGGCTCAGCTGGAACGGCGTCCGCACGGTGTACCGCATTACCGGCGCGGTACCCGGCATTGACGCCTACATGGCCGAGTGGCCGGATTAGCACGGTAACCGGGCGGGCTCGGGCGCCGGCGGGTGCTTCGCGGCGAGCCGGGCGGCGACCTGCGCGTCGGACAGGCCGAGGCCCTGCCAGTAGCCGTACCGGGCGGCGACCGCGCAGAACGCGAGCCCGCGCCAGGTGCCGCCGATGATCCAGCCGATCGCGTAGAAGAACCCGGCGATCAGCGTGACCAGCACCCGGGCCGGGGCGGGCGCCTTGCGGGCCTGGCCGGCGAGCTCGGTGACGTGCAGCCGGTCTTCCATGGCGGTTGTCATTGCTGCCTCCTACCTGACGGAGTTGAGCGGGTCGTAGCTGCGGCGGCGGGCGTTCAGCGCCCATAGCGCGAGGGTGCCGGAGCTGACCGGGGTGATGTCGCTGGCGCTGTCGCGGCGGGACCAGGCCCGGCCGCCGTCGCCGACGTCGCGGGTTTCCGCCGAGGCAACCGAGCTCCACAGCCCGGGGGCCAGCTCGCGGCCGAGATGGATAAGCCGCCCGTCTTCCGCGGGCAGGCGGACCGTGGTGACCATCAGCGCGAACGCGGCGGCCTCGTCGGCCGAGCTGGCCCGGATGATGTCCAGCCCGGCGTTCTCCGCGCTGTCGGCGAGCCCGGCGGCCGGCCCGTTCTTGGGGATGACGATGGCGGACGGGCGCCAGGACCGGCGCAGCTCCAGCAGCCGCGGGATGACCCAGGCGGTGCCCTCCCGGTGGCAGCCGCGGGGGATCTCCAGCACCGGCCGCGGCTTCGGCGAGCCGATCTGAGCGGGCCGGTACCAGGCGGCGGAGATGCAGGCGCTGATCATGTCCGGGTCGACGTCGACCGCGAACGCGACCGGGCGCACCGCGCCGCCGGGGTCGGGCATCGCGCAGGCGGCCCAGGACTCCTCCGACAGCACCGCCCAGGACTCGTCGCCGCCCGGCCAGTCGCCGACCCCGAGGCGTTCCCGGTCGAACGTGGCGGAGGCCATGGCGTTGAGCTCGTTCAGCACATGGTCGGGGCTGATCCGGGTGCCGAGCGCCGGGTTGGCCTTCCGCCAGGACCGCGGGTCGTCGCGGTCGTCGTGCAGCGGGCACACGATGTACCGGTTGGCGGCCCGGCCGCGCAGCTCATCGCGCGGGCAGGTGTCCAGGTGCGGGCTGATCGACCATTCGGCGCCCATCAGCTTCGGGTCCCGGCGCAGCACCCGGCGGCGCACGCTGGCGAGCTGCACGCTGTCCTTGTAGCCGGCCGACGCGGTGTAGATGACCTGCGGGTTCGGCACCGCCGACAGGGTGGGCAGGGATGCGCCGACGACCTCATCGGACAGGATCATGGCCTCGTCGTAAACCACCAGGTCGGCGGTGAAGGCGCGGCCGGATCCGCGGGACCGGGCCAGGAACCGCAGCCGGGCGGCGACGTTGCGGCGGATGCGCTTGCCGCCGGACCCGAAGATGAGGGTCGGGGCGGGGCGCAGCTCGATCGCCTCGTCGCCGTGGCTGGTGGTGACCGACTTCAGGCGGCGGCGCAGCTCGTCGTAGCCGGTGACCGCGTCGCGGACCCGGCGGAAGTGCTCGGCGGCGGCCTTGAACTCGTGCGCGGTGTGGATCAGCATCGACTCGCCGAACAGGAACAGGCCGGCCAGCTCGCGCACCTCCAGGCAGGTGTTCTTGCCGTTCTGCCTGCTCAGGACGAGGTAGTTCTCGAAACTGGCCCAGCGGCCGTCCGGCTTCGTGCCGCACAGCTCGCCCAGCCACCACCGCTGCCACGGGTCCAGGTCGTAGCCGAACCCGGCCGCCCACTCCAGCATGTCGGCGCCCTGGTAGTCGCCGCAGCCTGATTTGTAGGCGGGGTTCGCGCAGGGCGGGCATTCCGGGTTCTTGTCCCGGTGCCGGGCAGGGGCGGTCCAGAACCGCGGCTGCTGGGCGCCGAGAGCGGCCTCCCCGCGCAGCACGGTGCCGTCTGGCAGCCAGACATCGGGGACGACGGCGAGCACGGACAACGGAGCCGGGACCTCCCGGGGATCGGGGTCCCGGCTCCGGATTTTCCGGTCAACCGGAAATAGGCCGCGGGCTAGCTGCCCCTAAGCGTAACTCCGCCGCGGGCCGGCGCGCTCAGAAGCTGATGAGCACCGCCACGAACAGCACCGTGACGAGCACGGTATTGAACGCGGCATGGTAGAGCGTGCTGGCCTCCGTGCCGCCCCGGAAGTACGCCCAGGTGAACAGCAGGCCGCCCCAGGTCAGCGCCAGCGAGGCGCCGAACGGGATGAGCATGATCATGTGCACCAGGCCGAAGCGCAGGCTGCGCAGGCAGCCGTCCCGCCAGTCCCGGGTCCCGGCGCGGTACTTTACTTCCTCGCGCCGCGCGAGCCGGGGGAGTGCCAGGGCGAGCACCGGCAGGAAGACGACGGCGTACCACTTCCAGGTCTGCACCCCGGTGAAGATCAGGTTGCCCTGGCCGTTGCCGCTGCCGGAGCGGAAGATCTCCGAGATGACCCACAGGACCGGGTTCCTGGCGAAGACCGACGGCGCCGCGACGATCAGCCCGATCGCGGTCGCGGCGACGACCGCCCCGGTCAGCAGGCCGGCCAGCAGGTGCCGCAGCCGGTACTGCGCGATGATGGCCAGGTTTTCGCGCAGCCCGTCGCCGCGGAACGCGGCCCGGGCCACGATCACCCCGATGCCGGCCGTCAGGATGATCTTCAGCATGGTCCTCCGTAATACCGCGTAATGGAAAGGGGCGGCAGGCCCCGCGCGTTCGGGGGGTTCGCAGCCGGGCCTGCCGCCGGCCGTCCCGCGTGCCGGGAATTGGGGAGTGGCACCGGGCCGGCCGCCGGCTGCTGTATCCCGCCGCCGGCCTGGCGGGGTCTCCAATGTACTCACCGTCCCTGCAGTCCGCGGCGGACCGTCATGAGGGTCTGCCCGAGCCAGTTGTGCCCGGCCAGCCAGGTGCGCGAGTCGGACGGGTCGGGTTTCCACAGCGGCAGGTCCGAGACCGGCCGGCGGCCGGCGGCGGGTACCGCGCCCCACTCGGTGTCTCCCCAGTAGTTGCCCTCGATCAGCACGCTGTCCCCGGTGACGGCCAGGATGGAGCCGAGGCCCGGGTTGCGGGCGAACTTGTCCCGGTTGACGGCCAGCATGACGGCGTACTTGACGGTCTCCCAGTCCTCGCGCAGCGGCAGCCGGCGCCCGTACGCCTTGGCCTCCCCGGCGGTCCGCATGGCAAGAATCCCCGCCTGCAGGGCCTGATCCCGGGTTTTCGCGGCCTGGAAGGCCCACTCGCCGCCCGGGTAGATACCGCCTTCCCAGACCACCGGGCACTGGTAGAACATCGACAGGCACGCGTGCCGGCCGGTGAAGCTGGTGATGTACGCGACGTCCCGGGCCGGAGCGGTCATCAGAGCATCCTCACGTGCGCCGGGTCCCGGTGCTCCGGGCCGACAGTGACCGGCTTCCCGCCAGGGGTGAGCATGTGCACGTGCACCCGGCCGCTGTACGGGCAGCGGCGCGGGCAGAACCCGGCGTCCCGGAACCCGTCGGCTTCCAGGTTCGCGACGCCGGCGGCGATCTCGGCGGGTACCGGCCATGGCCGCAGCATGACCCGGGCCGCGATCTCGGCCGTGGCGAGGACCGTGGCAGCGGTAGCGGCAGCAGTCACGAGGACCGTGCGAGCATTCATCCGCCGGCTGCTTCCCGGGCATCGTCAGGGACGGGCAGCTTATAGGGCTCGGCGTAATAGAACCGGACGGGTCCCTCGAAGGGCTGGTGCAGGTCGATGTACGGCGGGGATATGAGGCCGTCGGGGATGTCGATGACCATCCACCGCTGGCTGTCGGTGGTGGTGTAGACGATGCGGGAATGCGGTTCGCTCACCGTGCCGCCTCTCCGGGCGCGACGTAGAAGTGGTGCGGCAGGATGCCGAGCGTGTACGTGCCGCGGAAGCGGGGCATGCTGCCGGCCAGCTCGCCGAGGTGCCAGTAGGTGTGCACGGCCAGGTGCTCCCAGACCCCGCCGCCAGTCAGCAGGGCGGGCGTGCCGGGCGGGCCGGGGGCGTCCCACTGCGTCTCG